AAGTAAACTACAAAAAAGCATAACGGGGTTGCAATAATAACATTTTTGTGATATAACTAAGTATGGTATAACTTCCTTAGTCATTAAAAAGGAGTTATTCAAATGATCAGAAAACTATTAAACACATATAGAACATACACATCTAACAAAACAGCTTACTGGCAACTAATGAATATGACAGATAGGCAACTCAGAGACTTAGGTATTTGTCGCGGTGACATTAAAAGATTAACAATGCAATAGGGAACAGAATAATGGTAGAAAGTACATATACAGAAGGTAAAGAAAAAATACCTACAACATTCTCATTAGATGATGGATTAAACGTAACTGGTACTGCCTCAATAACGGGTGCAGCAACTGTATCAACTACACTAGATGTAACAGGTGTAACAACACTTACAGGTGCAGCAACACTAGAGAGTGCTGTATTAAGTAAGTTCGTTAAACACGTAGCTCACGTTAGTGGCGTAACTGTTAATTCAACTGCAGGTGACTCACCAGCTATTGGTACATTTGCACAACCAGCTAATACAATTATTACAGGTATTACAATATTTTGTGCTGTTGCTCCTGTATGTGGTTCAGGCGATATAGGATACGAAGTCGGTACATCTAGCTCAGGTGCACAAATTGTTGCAGCACAGACAGATGAGATTCTTGATGCTGGTACAACTGTTGTTGTAGGTAGTGTTACACAGACTGCCTTAGTTCTTCAGACGCAGGATGCAGCAACTGCACCTATATCTGCACAGTATGCTTCTGCTGCACGTAATATTTTTTGTAATATTACAAACACAGTAAACGCAACTACAGCAGGTTCTTTTACTTTTATCATTGAGTATGTACAAATAGCATAATATAAAAAGGAAATAGTATTATGAATTATATTAAATCTATATATAAATACTTAGAGCGTGTAGTGCGCTCTATTTTAAACATTAGATGTAACTGTTGCGATAAATGTAAGTGTGGTAGCTAAAATGAAAGGTGTACCTCATTATACCCGTGACGGGAAAGAACACAAAGGCAGTGTGCATAAGATGGCCGATGGCACATTGCATACAGGCAAAACGCACAGTAAATCTAGTAAACGCTTATATCATTTTAAAGAATTAACTAAAAAAGCACAGGCTATAGCTAGACCTAAGAAGAAAAAGAAATAATGGGAAGACAACTTACAGAAAAACAACAGAAGTTTTTAGATGTTCTTTTTGATGGGGCTGGTGGTAATCCTGTAGCTGCTAAGAAATTAGCTGGGTACAGTGATACTGTATCTTCTACTACTATTATGGCAGCTCTTCAAGAGGAAGTAAATGATTTAACACGTAAGTTTTTAGCAGCGGCAGGAACTCGTGCTGCATATTCTTTATTAGAGGTTATGACTAACCCTACTGATCTTGGTAATAAAGAAAAACTAGCAGCTTCTAAAGATGTTCTTGATAGAGCTGGGTTTGTAAAAACAGATAAAGTAGAAATAAAATCTGATAGCCCTGTATTTATTTTACCTCCTAAAAAAGATGATGAGTAAAAGTTGGAAAATACCAATGCCAGAAGAAATTGAAGATGTCCTTGTTTGGAAACCTGTAGTAAGAGTAGGAAGAATAATTCCTTTTGGGTATAGACAAGACCCAGAAGATAATGATATAATACTTCCAATCCCAGAAGAGTTAGAATTGCTAGAGCAAGCAAAAAAATATCTTAAACAATACAGTCTTAGGAATGTAGCTGATTGGTTAAGCGAAGAATCTCAAAGATATATCTCTCATGTGGGTTTAATGAAAAGAATTAAACTTGAACAAAAACGTAAAAAAGAAGTTTCAACTCAACGCTACTATGCCCAACGGTATAAAGAAGCGTCCGAAAAAGCAAAGAAACTTGAAGACCAACGTATCGGTGGAAGAAGAGTTGAGTACTACGGAGACAGTATCGGCACAGCCGAAGCCTGAAGAGTTTGAAGTAGAAAAAGCTCAACGAGTTATTTTCCAACCAAACCCTGGCCCTCAGACAGAATTTCTTTCTGCTGGAGAACAAGAGGTTTTATACGGAGGTGCAGCAGGTGGTGGAAAAAGTTTTGCCATGCTTGCAGATCCAGTACGTTACTTAAACAATCCTTCTTTTAGAGGTTTGTTAGTACGTAGGTCAACAGAAGAACTTAGAGAACTTATTTCTGTATCTAAACAAATATACCCAGAAGCAATACCAGGTATTAAGTTTATGGAAAGAGACAAGACTTGGGTAGCACCTTCAGGTGCAACACTTTGGTTATCTTATCTTGATAGAGATGATGATGTTACACGTTATCAAGGACAAGCTTTTTCTTGGATTGGTTTTGATGAGCTTACACAATGGCCTTCTCCCTACCCTTGGAACTATATGAGGTCACGATTAAGAACTACCCGTGATAGTAATTTAAAATTATACCAAAGAGCTACAACAAACCCAGGCGGTCCTGGACATAGTTGGGTAAAAAAACTTTTTATTGATCCTTCTCCCACTAATAAATCTTTTTGGGCTACAGATGGAGAAACAGGAAAAACAATAAGATGGCCTAAAGGTCACTCTCGTGAGGGAGAGCCACTATTTAAACGTAGGTTTATACCTGCAACATTATTTGATAACCCTTATTTATCTGATGACGGATTATATGAAGCTAACTTACTTTCATTACCTGAACACCAACGTAAACAATTGCTTCAAGGTGATTGGGATGTTAATGAAGGATCGGCATTTCCTGAGTGGAATAGGAATATACACGTTATTAGTCCTTTTAATATACCTAATAATTGGGTAAAATTTCGTGCATGTGATTATGGGTATGGATCTTATACAGGAGTTGTTTGGATTGCTGTATCACCATCAGAACAGTTAATTGTTTACAGAGAACTATATGTAACTAAAGTTATTGCCACTGATTTAGCAGATAGAATAATAGAACTAGAAGAAGGTGAAAGTATTAGATACGGAGTTCTTGACTCTTCTTTATGGCACAAACGTGGAGATACAGGCCCATCATTAGCTGAACAAATGATTATGCGTGGCTGCAGATGGAGACCAGCAGATCGTAGTAAAGGATCTAGAGTAGCAGGTAAAAATGAATTACATAGAAGATTACAAGTAGATGAATACACTGAAGAACCTAGACTTGTATTTTTTAATAGTTGTACTAATACAATATCCCAATTACCAGTAATACCTTTAGATAAAAATAACCCTGAAGATGTAGATACTAATTCTGAAGACCACTTATATGATGCACTTAGATACGGTGTAATGACAAGACCAAGAAGTAACCTATTTGATTTTGATCCATTAACACAAAAAAGTGGGTTTCAAATGAGTGACCCAACTTTTGGATATTAAGGAAATAAAATGGAAGAAGAAAATACACTAGATAATGAAATGTTATTTGACTCGTCTGAGTCATCTGCTTTAGATGATAATAAAGAAAAAGACCTTAGTGATCCTTCTGCTGGAAGAATTATAGATTTAGTTAGGGAAGCTTACTCTAAAGCTTCTACAGGTAGAGAAATTGATGAGACTCGTTGGATACAAGCGTATAGAAATTATCGTGGTATCTATGGCCCTGATGTACAATTCTCAGGTACTGAAAAGTCTCAAGTGTTTGTTAAGGTTACAAAGACTAAAGTATTAGCAGCCTATGGTCAGATAGTAGAAGTTTTATTTGGTAATAATAAATTTCCTATTACAGTAGATCCTACTACTTTACCAGAGGGTGTAGTTGAATCAGTTTTCTTTGAAAGTAATTCAGAGTTAGCTAAAGCTCAAGAAGTTTCACCAGAAGATAAAAAACTACTTCCTGGTGAAACTACTCCACAACTTCAAGAACGACTAGCTGGCTTACAGAGTAAATTAGAACCTGTAGCAGATAGACTACAAGAAGGTTCTGGAACCACTGCAAGTCAAATAAGTTTTCAACCAGCACTAGTAGCAGCTAAAAAAATGGAAAAGAAAATTCATGATCAATTAGAAGAGTCTAATGCTAATAAACAATTACGAGTAGCTGCTTTTGAAACTGCACTATTTGGAACTGGTATTATGAAAGGCCCATTTGCTGTAGATAAAGAATACCCTAACTGGAATGAAGAAGGGGATTACTCACCTACAATTAAAACTATACCTCAAACTTCTAGTGTGTCTGTTTGGAATTTTTATCCAGACCCTGATGCAGCTAATATGGATGAAGCAGAGTATGTAGTAGAGAGACATAAGATGTCTCGTAGTCAAATGAGGGCTTTAAAACGTAGACCTTTCTTTCGTTCTAACTGTATTGATATGGCACTTTCTATGGGAGAGAACTATATTAAAGAGTGGTGGGAACAAGCTATGGAAGATGAAAGCCATGAATCTAAAGCTCAACGATACGAAGTACTTGAGTTTTGGGGTAATGTAGACATTGATGTGCTAGAAGGGTATGATGTAGATGTACCAGAGGATATGAAAGATCTAGATGAAATAAGTGTAAACATCTGGACTTGTAATGGTAAAGTACTAAGATTAGTTATGAATCCTTTTACCCCTAACTTAATACCATACTATGCAGTACCTTATGAAGTAAATCCTTATAGTTTATTTGGTGTAGGTATAGCTGAAAATATGGATGATACCCAGACATTAATGAATGGTTTTATGAGAATGGCTGTTGACAATGCTGCACTATCTGGTAATATGTTAATAGAAGTAGATGAAACTAATCTAACTCCTGGTCAAGATCTAAGTGTATACCCTGGTAAAATATTTAGAAGACAAGGAGGTGCACCTGGACAAGCAATCTTTGGCACAAAGTTCCCTAATGTATCTAATGAAAATATGCAAATGTTTGATAAAGCCCGTGTATTGGCTGATGAGTCTACGGGCTTCCCTAGTTTTGCTCATGGTCAAACTGGTGTCCAAGGAGTGGGACGAACCGCTTCTGGTATTAGTATGCTTATGTCTGCTGCTAATGGCAGTATACGGAACGTGGTTAAGAATGTTGATGACTATTTATTAGCTCCATTAGGTAAAGCATTTTTTAATTTTAATATGCAGTTTGATTATGATACTGAAATTAAAGGTGACTTAGAAGTTAAAGCTCGTGGTACTGAATCACTAATGGCTAATGAAGTTAGGTCACAAAGATTAATGCAATTCTTAGGTGTGGTACAAAATCCAGTCTTAGCTCCTTTTGCTAAAATGGATTACATAATACGTGAGATAGCAAAGAGTATGGATCTTGATCCAGACAAATTAGTTAACTCTATGGGTGATGCTGCAATACAATCAGAAATACTTAAGAAATTTAAAGAAGAAAATCCTACACCTGAAGCTCCACCTCAAGCTGCAGCACCTCCAGGAGAAGTTCCAGCAGGTGTTCAAGCTCAAGACACGCAAGGGTCAGGTGGTGGCCAGATAGGAACAGGTAGTGTACCTATACCAGGTGAACAAGGATTCTCAGCTAACACAGGACAACCTCCAATACAATGAGTAAGTTAAAAATGTTTGTAAACAATCCAGAACTTTGGGAATCTTTTGTTGAAGAACTAGAAGTGCGTCTTGAAGCTAATCACAAACAATTAGAACAAATAGCAGAAACAGAAGAACTTCATAGACTACAAGGAGTAGCAAGAACTCTACGAGCGTTTATGAGATTAAGGGATGATGTAAATGGCTAATTATATACCAGGTATAGATAAAAGTAAAAAGTTTTTAAATGATAATGTTCAACCCTTAATATCTGACGTATTAGGTATAAAGGATGAAGGAGAGTTAGCTATAAAACAAGCTAAACAGTCTGCTAAAGAACGAACAAATATGGGTATTGTAAATCAAGATGCTTATGAAGATACTTTAAGACATATGTTACTAGGTGCTTATACTACATCAGAAAGTAGTTTCCCTAATCCAATTGATTTAGGAAAAAGAATAGGTGGTGCTTTAATAAATTTTAGAGAATTAGGTGAAGGCTATGAAGGTAATATAGACGTAAATAATAACAACATGGGAAAATTATTAGCTGAATTTCGTTTAAGTAAAAAAGGTGGAGGACTTAGAGGAAATGCATTAAAAAAACAAATCCTTGAAGATGCTAAAATGTTAGCTGCTTCTGTTGATAAAACTTTTACCTCTTCAAAATCTGATAGCCCAGAAAAAAAAGAAATGAGAGATTACTTGTACTCTGAAAATGGTTTAATGGATAGGTTAGATAGTTTTTTAGGTTCTGATAAAAGTATAAATACTATGAAACCAAAGCTAAGTACTACAGGAAGATCAGAAGAGTTTTTTAAAATGAATCAAGGTGGTATAGTAGATAATCAAATGGTTAAAGCATTTGCTATTGGTGGTGAAGTAACAGATCCTATAAGTGGTAATGAAGTGCCTGAAGGATCTTTTCCTAATGAAGTAAGAGATGATGTACCTGCTATGTTAAGTGAAGGTGAGTATGTTGTACCTGCTGATGTATTACGTTTTTATGGTTTAAAATTCTTTGAAGACCTTAGAGAAAATGCTAAAATGGAATTGCAAAGGATGTCACAAGATGGTAGAATGGGTGGAGAACCAGTTCAAGAATCTCAAAGTCTTACTGATACAGATGTTACTAGTTTAGAACGAATGATGCGTAATGCAAACAATGGTTCAAAAGGTGACATAGTAGAGATGGCTAAAGGTGGACTAATTGATAAACTTGCACATACAATTAAAACTGATAACGGAGTTAATCAAAGATTAGCTAAAGGTGGTGTTGTTATAAAAATGGCTCCAGGTGGTTTAGTAAGCTCTAGTTTATATCAAGATCCCACTAAGATGGATGAAGTTATAAAAGAAGTAACAGCAGCATCTAAAACTAATCCAGCTTTGTTTCAAAGACTAGCTAGTAAAGGTGTAGTATTAGATAAGACTGATGCTACTATGGACTCAGAAGAGATGCTTGATAAAAATAAACCTATGTTTAATTTAGAAACAGGTAAGGAATTAGTTACAGCTGCTGACGGTACATTTATAAATCCTACTAATAATATGTTCTATAATCCAGATATGTTTAAACCTAAAGAAAAAACAACAAGTACAGGAACCTTTCAAGATTCTAATGGCAATACTATTACAGTACGGTATGAAATTGTTAATGGTATAAAAATGATGACTGGTTATTCAAGAGATAATGACCCAGAAAAAAGATTATTTCCTATACCAATACCTGAAGGGTTTAGCAGGGTAGAAACTAGTACAGGATCTGAATTAGATAATCTTACTGTAGCTAAACCTGAGCCTGGTATAGGTGATGCAGCATATGACGATCAAGGTAATTGGTTAGGTGCAGGGAATGAATCTGATTTAGCTAGAGCTAGAGATCAATTTATAAATAGAACCCTAACAGGAACTCTTACTAAAGCAGATAAATTATTTTCAAAAATGGGATTAGTTAAAGGTCTTACTGCAATAGATAAATTAGCATTTGAAAAAATTAGAGGTGTAAAAGATACAACCCCATTTTCAAGGGCTGTTACTAGATTGCGTTCTGAAGTTATAAAAATGAAAAAAGATGATCCTGCTTACAAAGCTAGAAATACTCTTTTAGATAAAGTTAACGCAGCTCAAGATAAAAAACAAAGAGAAATAAATGCAAAAGACCCAAGTATAGGAGGGCCTGATGGAGATGTAACTTCTGGTGGTGTTACATCAGGTGTAGGAACAGGTGGTACAGGTGGCGGTATAGGGCTTGCAGATGAAGAGTCTCAAGGCAATTATGATTTTGATTCTGATGATACTGATTATGGTACTGGAACTGTTGATTATGGTAATGACTATTCATCCGAAGCAGAGGCAGAAGCAGAGGCTGCTGGATATGGATTTGCTCTTAACAAAGGTGGACTAGCTTCTAAGAAGTCCAAAAAAAGTTATGATAAAGGTGGTTACTATACTAATAAAAAAATGAACACTGGAGGTTTAGTTAAAAAGAAAAAGAAAAAATAATTATAAGGCTACTCGGCTACGGCTGACCCCAACAAAAGGAGAATAAATATGCCTCAATTAGATACAGAAATAAAACCAGAAAGAACAGCTGGTTTTGTAGATTCAAGTTACAATAAGAATAGACAAAGAATTGAAGAAGAAGAGAAAGAACTAGAAGAGCTTATGAAAGAAACCTCTGGAGAAACAGAGGAAGAAGTAGAAGCTAAAGAAGTTTCTGAAGAAGATGATACTAAACTTAGTGGTGAAGAAAAATCTTTTAAGAAAAGATACGGTGATCTAAGACGCCATATGAATGAAAAAGAAAAGTCTTGGAAAGATAAATTTGAGACACTTGAAAATCGTTTAAGCGATGAGGTAATTACCCCACCTAAATCTGATGAAGATATAGCAGCTTGGGCAGAAAAGTATCCTGATGTAGCTGGCATAGTAGAAACTATTGCACAGAAAAAAGCACAGGAGTTATTTAATAAAACAGAAAATAGAATTGAAGAACTTAATGAAGCACAAAGTGAAACTGCTAGAATTAAGAATGAAAATATAATTAGAGAAACTCACGCTGACTTTGACCAACTACGTGAAGCAGATGAATTTCACAACTGGGTAGATGAACAACCTAAGTGGATTCAAAATGCTTTATATGAAAATGCTGATGATGCAGCTTCTGTAGTACGTGTTATTGATCTCTATAAAGTAGATAAAGGTTTAACTACTAAAGATAAAAAAGCTAAGTCTAAAGCTGCTGCTTCTATGGTAAGCAAAGGTTCTAAGGCTAAAGTAGACGCAGATGATTCTAGTAATAGTATCAGAGAGTCTGATGTAGCTAAGATGTCTAATAGTGAGTTTGAAAAGAAATCGGAAGAAATTACCCAAGCAATGCGTTCGGGTAAGTTTATTTACGATGTATCGGGCAATGCTCGGTAATAAGCTGTTGACAAATATAAATTTAACAGTATAACTAGGGATAATAAACAAAGCCCCTTTTAGGACAACCTCTGTTTATTATTCCAATTCAATAAGTCTAAACAATAAAAAAGAACTACCTGCCAAGTATAGGCCCGATAGTTTTTAAGTAGGCATACTTAGAAAATATTGCACCCTAGAAAATGTCAGCCTCTTTGTCATTATGTTTAGCTACTAGCCAAACATCCAAGGAGGACATAATCATGGCTTTTACAACCGCAGCAGGTTATGGGAACTTACCTAATGGTAATTTTAGTCCTATAATCTATTCTAAAAAAGTACAACTTGCATTCCGCAAGAGTACTGTTGTGGGTGATATAACTAATTCTGATTATTTTGGGGAAATTAATGGTCAAGGCGATACAGTCAAGATCATTAAAGAGCCAGAAATTTCAGTTAGTGCATACGCCCGTGGCACATCAGTTCAAGCACAAGATCTTGATGATGAAGATTTTTCACTTGTAGTCGATAAAGCAAACTACTTTGCTTTTAAAATGGACGACATTGAGGAAGCTCATTCACACATCAATTTCATGCAGCTTGCAACAGACCGTGCTGCATATCGTTTAGCTGATCAATACGACCAAGAAGTTCTTGGTTATCTAGCAGGCTATAAACAATCATCTCTTCACTCATCTGCCGATGCAGTTAATGCTACCACAAATGGTACTGTTGCTGTAGCTTCAGCTGGTACAGATGAATTGCTTTCTAGCATGAAGTTAAACAAAGGATCTTTTGGTAACATTACTACAAGTTCCGCAGGAGCGCACTCAATTCCAGTGGCAGCTCGTCTACCTGGTGCAACTGCACTTCCAACAGCGACTGCTTCACCTCTTATGGTGATCTCTCGTATGGCTCGTTTGCTTGATCAACAACAAGTTGATACAGCAGGTCGTTGGTTAGTCATTGACCCAGTGTTCATGGAAGTTTTACGTGATGAAGATTCTCGTCTTCATAATGCAGACTTTGGTGAGTCAGGAAGTATACGTAACGGACTAGCTGTCAATAATCTTGGTGGTTTCCGTGTGTATGTTTCTAGTAATCTACCATCAGTTGGAACTGGTCCAGGTACTACAGGTACTGCAAACCAAATTGCTAACTTTGGTGTTATCGTAGCTGGACATGACTCAGCTATAGCAACCGCAGAACAGATCAATAAAACAGAAACCTACAGAGACCCTGATAGCTTTGCTGATATTGTTCGTGGGATGCATTTGTACGGCAGAAAGATACTTCGTCCTGAAGCTATCACTGTTGCACAATACAACGCAGCGTAAGGGAGGACTGACAAATGGCTACATATGCATCAAGTT